ACATAGTGTTCGGAATTGATCTGGTCATCAGCTATCTTTGCTCCAGTTATTGCGTCTGCATTTATCTTCGCAGTAGTGATAGCACTGTCTGCTATGTCTACTGTTGCAATACCTCCATCAGCTATTTTAGCTGAGTTAACTATTGAATCTTTTAAATCTGATTGTCTTACTAATTGTCCAGAGTTTTCTTGGCTACTATATAAAACCTGTGTTTGGTTATCATTTAAGTCCCCTGCACGTATGGAAGAGCCAGCAGCAAAAACTGCTTTGGCTGTATCAACATTAGTTACTCTATAAATATGTATAGCTACACCACTTGTTGGTGCAGTATTAAAGACAATATTTGTATTTGAAATGGTGTAGTCATTATCTGTTTGGCCACTTGTGTTTTCAGTTTTTAGTACGTTGTCTAGTTCTACCTTGACATCCGCATTCAATAAATATGGAAATGTGAACGAGTAAGTAGTGGTGGAACCATTACCCGTATAAAAATGTTCAGTTGTTGCCATGTTTCTAACATGTTATTTGTATAGATTTAGGAGTGGATCTATCGAGTCGTTATATGTTCTTGTTTTCTTTAATTTCTTTATTTCTCTAATCTTCATTGATTTACGCTTATTAATTAATTCTTCTACAGCTGGATCTCTACTAATACTTGCCCAGGCTCTTTTTTCAGCATCTCTAAATAGCTTGCTTATAATTTTTAGATGATAATAAGAATTATCAGGATCTAGATCTCTATTACCTCTTCTTGCATCTGCTTTCATTTCTTTTATAGATGCAATAATTTTTGGATTTTTGGCCAAACTGTTTAATTTTTGCTCTAAATTCTGCTTACCAATTGCTTCTTGAAATTTAGATCTTACACGAGGTGCTCGTTTTAAATCTGTACTATCAGGAGCATTATATGTTGATAAGTTTGTTGAAAATCCGCTTTCAAATAATAATTTTCTTCCAGGAGAATAATCTAAATTGACCTGAATAGGACTGAATGCATTAAACATTCGAGTCATAAAATCATAATCTCTCAATGGTTTGCCATTCAAAATATCGTATTTAATTGGTAATTCCTCTATCGCTAGAGGTTCCATAAATAAATTTCTATTTCTTAAAGAATCATTAATACCACTATTTAACTCTTTCATATATGGATTAATAACTTTACCCATTTCATTTCTTAAAGATGATAGAGGTAATGAATTATTTCCAATACTTGCAAGTGTTCTAGGAAGTGTTCCAGGTTTAAATGTAAGTAAATCAACCATCTGTTGTAGACCAACTAAATAAGACTTACTTGCTAACGTCCCACCTATCACAATCGCTACTTTTTGTAAGTGATCTTCTGTCCATTGTTCACCCATCATTTCTGAGTAATCACCAATATTTGCTACAGCTGCAAAAATTTGGTTAAAAGGTTCTATAGCGTCATAATCTACTGTTACTCCACCTACAGTTAACCTTCTTCTTTTCCAACCGCCACTAGTCCAGGTGCGTGATTTCTGTCTGTCAGGAGGTCCATCACCAGATAGTTCTCCTCTTAGATACGCCATAGATGCCATAAAAATTACGGAACTACCTACAGCTTGTCTACCATATTGAACTGCTTTAGCCTGTGCTAATTGTTCTGGAGTTGTAATACCAAACTGACGTACATCTTCTAAATTATCTGCTGTTGCTCTTCTTATTAGATTAGATTCTTCTATAAATCTATTCATCATAGGAGTGTGTTTTGCAGTTAATTCAAGACCGTTTACACCAGTTCTTGCAAACAAGAAAAATGGTTTTATCCAAGGTGTTTTTTCAAACAAATCATTAAGACCTTTTGAAAGTCCCTGCATATCTTTTGTTAATGTTGCTTCTTTCTTTTGAAAAGTTACATCTAAAGCTTCAGGTTTTATAGCTCCATCACCATCAAAAATTTGCCCATAAAAATTATCTTCATAGGATTTTATTAATTCTGGAGTTATTTCTGTAATGTCTCCAGCATCTAAATTATTAGTTGCCTGGACAAAAGCTCTTTCTCTCATCTTTGCTCTACCGATAATATGCCCAAAAGCATCGTCAGTAGCTGCCATTAATTTTGTTGAATAATTTAAAAATTTATTATCATTTAAACCTCTAGCTATATTTGCAATACGATATGCCGCTTTATCTCCGTCAGTACCGCGACCTTCTGCCCATTGTCCTAAAGCTTCCCAGTTAACATCACTAGCCGTTTTTTCCTGATATCTAGATGCATATGTTGCTACATCACCTGACCAGTAAGATTGTAATCTAGTTTGAAATACCTGGAACGCTTCTGGCACTGCTTCGATCATTGCATTTGTAGAAGCCATAGCTTCTCTAAATGTTCTGCCATCTCCTTTTAAACCAGCACCAACCATCGCTGATATTGGTCTTAAGAATGTAGCTGTAGATGTACCTAATATTGCTCTTATAGGAGTCTTAGGTCCACTTAATGTACTAGCAATAAATACTCCCTGGACTTCTCTAGCAAGTTGTCCATTCATCAGTTTGCCTTTGAATTTTCCACCTTTAATAGTTGCTGTAGCCCACTTATCGAAATCATCAATTGTGTTAATACCTTTTGGTCCAGAAAATAATTCGAAAATAGCTTTAGATAAATCATCAGTAGGTTGTGCATCAGCTAGCTCAAACATTGCTTTTATAGAAGTTTTTGATTCTTCGATCTTTGCTTCTACAAACTCTTTTTGTGCTGTTTTACTAGGCTTTACACGATTTGCCAAATCAAATTGTTTTAGTCCCGCACCAGCTGCATAACCAGCTTTTTTACGTTCTGTAATTGCAAATTGTAATTTATCTAATAATCCTTTAGCTGGACCATCTACATCATGTAAATCTACTATGTCAGCTATTTCTCTACCAGCTATACCTAACTCTTTTATTTCATTAACAAGACTTCCAATAATTAAATCAAGAGTTCTTGCCTGTCTAGGAACTACTACATCTACATCACCAAAACCTAAATCTCTTGATTCACGTTTTAGTCCAGCTAAAAATTGTTCTGGTGTTAAATCGGCTGCTTCTCTACCTGTACCTAAATATTGTAAAAACTGTATTGAATCCTTATATGCTTCTTCTAAAGACATGCCTTGTGCTTTTAATTTTTGTTCTTCTATTCGAAAATAGTCAGAACTCATTAATTTCTTAAGAACACCACGGACAACATCTTTACTTTCTCCAGCTGTTCTTGCTGCTCTTTCTACTTGCACTTCTGGAACAACAGGATCAAAACCACCATCATTATCTGAGTATGCTCTTGCCTTATCTTGTTGTCTTGCAATATCACCTATATCATCAGAGCTAGACCTTACAGTGCCTTGATGTGCATCTGCAACAGGATCATTTTTAGGAGCACGAAACTCTGTTCCATCCTCCATTTGTTGTTTTGCCCACTCTAATCTTTTAGTTTCTCTATTTTTTGCCCTGGCTTCTTTTCTAGTAACAGCATCAATTAAACCTTTTGCTTGGTCTGTTTTTGATACTTTACCAATAGCCATAGCTGCACCATCAAACATAAGACCAATACCCATACCTTCCATAACATTCTTAAATGTTTTCATAGCTGGATGGTCTTCATCCTTAGTAGCTAATACATTATTAAATTGTGGATATCTTTTAGCTATTGCACCTAGAGCATTATCTTCCTGGGAATATTTAGAAAGTATGTCTGAAGTAGCACCTATTGCAGCTGCATTCAGTAATCTATTTCCTATTTTTATTCCTAAAGCTGCTTGTCCTTTTACAGGCACAATTGCCAATGTACCAAAATGTACAAATCCTCTTAGTAAATTACCCCATACAGTTTTTGTTTCTATAGGGTTTTCAGAGTCAACAAAGAAATTATCAGATTTAGGATCGTAGTTATCACCTTCCCTGGCCATTTTGCCAGATGCCATATCAATGACTCTCTCAGGAGCCGTTACTAAAGATGACGCGGTATCTTGTAAACCACCTTGGATAGCAGATTGTGCTTCTTTTAAAACACCTTTAAATCCTCCACCATCTTTTTTTTCTCTTACATCTTTCGTTTCTTTTACTAGTTGTTCTCTTCTTTCTGTTCCTTCTTGTAGTTCTTGAGATTGTCTATCAAGCTGTGCTTGCTCGTCTATTGTATCTGCTAGCTGTTGTGCTTGTAGACGCATCTCTTCTGTATCGATCTCATTCGGATCGAATTGAAAATTTGAATCCATAATTTATAGAGGACCCTCAGATCCCGGCTAATAACATTCCGTCTTTTGTGTTGTAATTTTTACTCATGTTTTCAGATCTAATCAATCTCCTCGGAGTAGATTTGAACTTTTGCAATCGTAAAACTTTTTTATCAGTAACTTTTCCTTCTGGAGTTTCTATTGGTTTGTGTCCTCTTATTTGCAACTGTGTGTTGATAATATCGAATGCATCATATTCTTTATATAGTTCTGAAAGTTTAAAAAATATAGGTGGTATTTCTGGATCGATACCAGCTTCTCTTTGTGTATGAATTTTATATAAATCTTCTGCTAATCCAGTAATGGTTCCTTTAGTAAAATCTAGATTTTCTTGAGAATTAAGATATTTTTGTGCAGCTATTAATTTTTTATTATATGTAGTTATACCTTTTTTTCTTTCTGTAAATCTGTCTTCAAAAGTTTTTATCCTAATCTCACCTTTTTCGTTTACAGCGTCATCAGTTCCTATAAACTTTTCTACTGCATTCATAGCTTTAGCATGAGCAGAAAACTCATCACCTTTTTGAACTTCTTCACGAAAAGTTTCTCTATATACACTTTGTGCGTTTGTATAAAGATTAATAAATTGTTGACTCCCAGTACTTGGGTCAGCTATTTCTTCTTCTAATTTTTTACCAACTGCTGATCTTATAGTGTTATTTCTTAGTGTGACTAAACTTCCACCAGGCATTTCACTATTATGATTTTTAATAATACCTTTGTACTGAAGATATGTATTTATATCATTGATTTTATTAAGTTGATCTAAAGGTACTCTTTGATTTGTTTTTATTAAATAATCAATTGTTTTTGTAGTATCTTCATCAGTTTTATCTTCACTAGTTAAAAAACCTGTAAGCTCTTTAGGCATAGGTCCCCAGTTCAAATCATAACCATCTCTTATAGATTCTTTTTCTGCTTTAGTAGGAGGTTCATCACGGTCTTCACCATACAATATATTCCTTGCATTTCTTACATATTCATCACGTTGTAATTTAGCCCACTGCTCATCTTTTTCATTTTTATTAATTAGAGCATCTTCAACAACTCTTTGTAGTCGATTACCAGCTTTACCTAAGTAAGTATATAAAGTCATTGTTTGTCCACTTTCTAAAGTAATGGTTTCATTCATAGTTGCAGCTACATCTTTTACATCTAAATCACCATTTGCAAGCATAGTTTTTAATTCATCAACAGCTTCAATTTTTGCTGCTGATTGACTGCCTAATACGATTGATCTTTTTCTTATAGTTTCTGAATAATCAAATGCATTATTTGTTTCAAACGTAGTAACCATATCATCTGTTCGTTCAGCCTTTTCATTAGCTTCTACTTGTGTTTGATAATCGTTAGCATCATCTTTTGCTAGCTGTGTTTCATATTTCTGCATTGGTTGGTAAAGATACTCAACTGCCAACTCTTGTATAGCGGGATCAGAAACATCACTTAAAAATATTTGTCTTATCTTATTATCAATAATTGCTTTATTTGCTAGATCATTCATGCCTAACTCATGCCAAGATTTCTGAACTGTCTTACCATTTTCTACTACATCGAATTTATAGTTTCTAAGCTGTCTAACAAACATAGGATATTCATTTGACTTAGCACTAAGCATTGCAACATTGAATCCTCTTTGTTGATTCTTTCCTAAACCTTTAACTATATTCCCAGTAACAGGACTCATAGATCCATTACTCTTAGCAGTGTCTACAAGCTTTGTGTTAGTAGCTTCGAATGTATTTTCTGCTTTTGCCTGGATATGATTATTTTCTATAATTTCATTCTGTTGTTCTAAATTTAAATTATAAAAAGCAGCTTGTCCTTCAGCTTCTTGTCTCTTTTTTCTCTTCTCTATTTCTGGTGCAAACATTTGAGCAATACCCTGGGATATACCAGCTAGTTTTGCTAGTCTTTGATCTTTCTGTTTTGCTGCTTGCATTTCATATTCATACATTTGACGATTTCTATCTCGTATAGAACGCATGAATTTTTCTTGTTGCTCCTCCACGGAATCAACCATATCAACACCTTCTACTGCATCGAACTCAGTAGATGGTGAATATCCTTGGAATGATGATGACATTACATTAACCCCTTAACACCGCTAGCAATACCAAGTACACCTGATACTACAGGTAATACTGTTTCAAAGAATCCAGGTTTAACAGGTTTTGCCGGAGCTACTCCTGGTACTGGTCCAAATCCACGTTGTGATAATGCTTGATTTTGAGCACTTTGTAATCTTCTTCTTGCTGTATTTAATTCTTCTGTTTGCGATATGCCGGCTCTTCTAAGGTTTGCATTTCTTTTACTTTGTGCATTCATACCACGAAGAGATGCTTTACGACCAAATGATCTTGATCTACCTCCTTCGTTAACAGGCATTTCACCCATTAGTTCAGTATATGCTTCTTGATTATCTGCAAAATATTTTTCTATTTCTAGGGCATATTTACGATTTATTGCTCCGACTTGTCTGGAGCTAGCTAATACGTTTTCATCAGTTCTGAATTCGTAATTAGCTAATTTCATATTCCAGATATTTCTATCTGTATCCCATTGGACTCTGCGTTGGACTAATTGTCTTTCGTATTGTCTTTGTTGGGTTTTGTATTGGGAATTGGCACACACGGCAAAACTCTATAAAGGTTAAATTGTTGGGTCCATATTTTAGTTTTCTCAAAAACTTGAACCCTAAGAATTTGAGTAATTTAAGGTGAACTTTATTTCTATAATCCACGATGTTGTATAACAACTTTTCTCTTCTAGCTTCTACGAATCTTTTAGATTCTCTTGCAAAAGTAACTGGATACTTGTGTATAGCTGGTGTACATAACATCCATATTTGACCATCCAGGGCAACCCCGGCAAGGCCAGCAACTTCTCCGTTAGGCACTGTAAAATATACACTTTTAGGATCTGACGCAACTAAGAGAAGATGTTTTAATGGGTCATAACCATGACCTTCTACCACTTCTCTATAGTCATCAGGTCTTAAATTTCTAGCTACTTCTTCAGCAGCTGCTGTTGTTATTGGGTGAATGTAATTTGACACTATGATCTCTTATAGAATTTATTGGAATAATCTCCTTCCCAACTAAGTGATCTGATAGTTGCTGGAGATGGGTGATTTGAAAGTACGAATAAATCTACGTTTGTATTCTTTTCGTAAACTGGAATTGTTTCTATTCTTTCTTCTAATAATGGGGCAGTAGATGCACTATATGCATCCATAATTGTTGTCTCAAAAACTTGAGAAAAATCAACTTTACCTAGTCTTTTTAATTTTGATTGATATTGACCAACATGACCTAATCCAACTTTTACTCTATGTATAACAAGTGATGAGGTTATCTCACTGAGAGTAATTTCCCCAGCTGTTTTAGTAACAAATATAGTTGGGAACTCTACTAACATTTCATATAAGAAACCAGCAACTAAAGTTCTTCCTGACCAATCTCCTATAGCTGTGATAGTTGTACCATTTACTGTAGGCACAATATATCTACCCATATGTGGCTGACTATCAGAATCATCAATTAATGCAAGTGACCCATTTTGTGTCAAAGTGCTTGATAACCAAGACGCTGTAAATGTTGTTTGATTAGTTGTGGGGCTATAAATACCACTACCTAATGTGGTGTGATTATCCAGGTGCATTAAATAATTAATATCTCCCTGAGTTATTGATGGATCTGTACTTGTTTGTACAAGATTAATCATTTGTAGATAATTATCATCACTGACAAAATAATATGAGTCATCAATAATGAAGTGATATCTGATAGGTCTTGGAAGTTTCCATTTAAACCAGGCCGCCTGTAATCTCTTATCTCCAGTGTTGTAATACTTATATCCAAACACTGTATCAGTATCAGATTTACCAACAAGAACTATTCCATTTTCCCTGGAGTTAGATAATAAATCTATCTCACTAGGTAATAACCTTGGTACAACTTTTGTTTGTTCTACTACATCAGGTTCTGAGTTACTAGCAATATTTGCCATTTCAAAGAAGCGTCCATATTGACCACTATTATCTAAAAATCCAACAGTTTTTCCTAAAGATATAGGAGAAATTTTTTGGTTAAAATTATAAGTTGATACACTAGATAATCTTGCTGTTTCTGGAGTTAATATAGAATCGTCAGTTGTAAGTAAAAATTGTTGATCAGTACTAAATATTAATAAACCATTAGTAATTTCTATACCATCCATTAATGTTGATGGAAAAGTAGAGCTACATGCAATATCTATAGGGTCATTTGTACTTACAGTTAATGCAGTGGCAGCAAAAAAATCACCAAAGCTACCCGGCCTTGATGTAATAACATTTTCGCCAGCTAAGAATACAAGTCTATTTCTAAAGAATAAAACTCTTTCTATTGATCTATTAACAAATTTAGGAAGTGGATTAGTATTATCATCTCCAATATCTCTATCTGCATAGGTAAACCTGGCAACAGTAAATGTTGTTGTAGCAGTACGTTGAATAGTTATTGGCATATTGGTTAAATTAAATCCTTTAACTATTCCAGGTTCTGCACATTCAATCCATTGTCCTAGCCCAGATACTCCATTACTTGCTAAAAACTTAAGATAATAATCATCTTCATCACTGTCTGTATTAGATATTTTGACAATATATTCGTGTTTACATTGAACTGGTATTTCTCCTACATCATTAGCTTCTTTTGTTATAGCCTTCATCAGGTCTATATCAACAACTTCCAAGTTAAAAGCTACCGTATCACTGTAAATATAAATACCATTACCAATAATCTCATGACCTATACCAGAAACACCTGTTAATTCAGCTGATATACCAGCCAATATTTGTGTTGTAGTTACAGCTGTATCAGCATCAAAAGGTGTCGGTGCTGGTCTTACTGCTTTTATATTTGCATTTGCTTTGGTTGCTTCATGATCAGCTATACGGATGGTATAGGTAAACCCTTCCATCACAACGGTCGTAGTATCACCTGTTGTCCAGCCTTCTCCACCATGCAATAAAGTAATTTCTTTTGTATATGTACATCCATAGTCATTGGTATCAGCTGCACCGTCAGCTACTGAATAAGAGCTTGATACAACTTGTTGGCCTCTAGTAGTAAGTCTAAAAATTAAATTAGTTTTATTTCCTACAGTTACGTCAAAAACACCTGTCCCTGTAGCTGGGCAATGACCAGTTCCCGCAGTTCCATTTGCTGGAATTGTTGTACTTTGGATTTCTATTCTTGTTGCAGTGTTATATGTTGTCTGTCCAGTTGCATTAGAATCATGCAAATTAATACCATACTGCCTACCATTTTCTGATTTTGTTATTTCTAAAAAAGCTGCATGGGTATGTGGTCTAGCAGCTGTAGTTCCAGTAGTCCCTACTGTTTTATTTACATTAGAATTATTAACAAATGTCGTGTCGTTAATAGTCAGGAAATGTAATTCTTCTGGATCAGCTGTAGTTAAATATGATTTTAAATTTGTTTCAGAACCACCTAATGATGTTGAATATACAACACTCATTTCATCACCGTCAGAGCATCTCCAAACTCTTACGGTTCCATTACTAGCTACCTGACCTACATAAGATCCTTCTGTCTCATCACGATAATAATGAAACCAAGAACCTCCTGTTTGCACGTTAGGTAGTGCGTCTATTCTTTTACTTCCTGGACGTTTAAATAATCCGTATGTTAAGTCAGGTATTGCATTAACAATGTCATTAACTTGCCCTGGGGACTTCGTATAATCTGGCTGTTGGGAGATGCCGCCATAGAAGTTTGATACTGTTTGCGATACACCTGTCATCTATTTAAAGCTCTAAATGGTTGATATGTAGTAACAAATGTTTGGTCGGGGAAACCAAAGATTGTATGTTGCCCTTGATTGCATTCGTACTCCATGCATGATGCACGAGCGGATGCTTCTTGTTGTGCTAATAATTTAAATAAATCTGAATTAGCTATCAGTTGTGTAGCTGCTCTACCAGCTGCTTTGTATGTGATATATCTTTTAAATACTGAAGGTAGATCCTCGAAAGGAAATAGTCTTACTACATCACAGTAAATTGATGCAGTGAAAACATCTGTATGCATAATCTTGTCATACAGTCTTCCGTTTCTTTTTACTAAATCAAAAAATCTATCCTGGTATCCGTTAGTAATATCTATTCTTAAAATATCTACTGGAACAGTTATGTAACCTGTATTTGCATCAGGTTGAAATTCTATATGTTCTTCTCTGTTATATACCCATCCTTCATTCTGTACATCTACGTTTGATTCTTTTAATAAATTAAAAATAAATGAAATTTCTGGATTGGTAAAATCTAATGATGTGATAGGAGATTGTCCAATACTCCCCAGGATTGAATTTACTGCGGAGAGTTCTGTCTCGGTATCAATTGTAGAAGGAGTATTTGTCATATCTCGATAAAAAAAAAGGGAGCCGAAGCCCCCATGTGTATAAAAATTTAGAACGCAGAAGGAGCAGATGCACCAACATAAAGTTCTACTGCGGCAGCTGGATTCAAATAATCTGCACCCATTGCCATTCTTCCAAGGATTACGTCACCCTGGTAAACAACAGACACATCGCCTGATGTTACCTGGACTGAAGGTCCTATGGTTTCAACAACCCCGGCAGCCTCTTTCTGGAAAATCAAACCGCATGATTTGCTTCCAAATTCAGTTGCTGTACCGTAGTCATTATTGATACCTGTAGTTGCACCACTTGCATTATCTAATGCTGTACCAATTTGATCACCCATTTTTGTAGGTGAAGTTTCGCCTGTTGTACCGCCATATGCAACACCATGTTTGCCCAAGAAGGGTATATTCATGCTCTTGTATATTTTGATTCCAGCGATTTCGATTACACCCTGGCCAGACTGTAAAGCTGTACCTTGTGAATCTCTATTAACTAGTCCAGTTGAACCAATTGCTTGGATCAATTGATAGTATTGCCTTGGGTTTAACACAGCACTACGTTGTCCAGAACTGACTCCTTTTTCATCTAATGCAGCGGCTGCATCATAGAAAGCATTAATTAAGTTCTGTGCATTATATGCATCGGAATCATTAGTTGTTGTTCCAACTCTGATCTGTGTACCACCTGGCTCTACAAAACCAGATTTAGTAATTGGAGAAGCTGATCTTGCACCTCTAGCAATCGCTCTGAAAACAAGGCGATCATATTTTTCTGCTAAAGCATACGAGATTTTTTTTGTTATTTCTCCTCTCAATTCAAAATGAGCCAATGTCTCGTCAAGTTCATACAAAAATGCACTTGAGATTAGTAGGTCATCAACTGTAATAGTTTTTTCTGCTACAGGAGGCGCACCATCACTATTACCTAGTATGCTGTTTCCTGGAGTATGAACACATAATTCCTTATTTTCATAAGGTGTAGACTATATCATCTCCCATATAGGGAGTCGGACGCTATTCATGTATTACGGAACAAGCGTGTTCCACCATGTAGTCGTTGCACCTTTCTCTCACGCTTGAGAGACTTGGCTCAGGATTGCCATATCTTTCGACTTAGGTTTCCCTGAGTTCATCCGATTTGCTATATGCATTACTGCATAAAGGAGCTACAAATTAACTCTGCCTTTGTTCTACCTGTGTAGATGAACTGCAAACTTTTGCCGTTCTTGAGTGTTCTCTTCATTACAAGATCTCTAGCAATTGTTTCATGCTGGAAACCTTTAAACATTTCGCCTGTTGCTATTTTAAGCAGCAGGGCTCTTCTATCGCCTGTACTATTACTAGCACTAGGCATAGTAACAGAAGCCTGATGGGCTGTACTCTGTTGTGCCATTTTCTTTACCTAAAAGTAAGTGTGTATATTGCTGTCTCTAGATCTAGAATTGTACGAATCTCATTTGGTCTAACCTGAGACTCCTGGTTAGTAGTCTATTCCTACCGTCATGACGGCTAATAGGTATCCTCCTCGAAGGGCTAAAAGCCAAATTGAATAGGGAGGACTTGCACCTCCCGGATCGCTTAACCGATTATTCTTGTGTAAGCAACGCCACGATATACGAAAGTAACTTTCATGGTTATCTCCATACACTAAGCCCCGTTCCATGCTTAGTCGTCATGCGTCCCGAAGGATGAACGGACGGTGGTTATTAGAATGAAGGTTCCCCATCTGGTTCTTTGAATGTAGGAACTTCCTTTTCAATTTTTTCGCTATTTTTATTTAGCTTCTTTATAAATTCTTCATCAGGTGTGAAGACAATAGAACCCATAAGTTCATCGAAAAGATCGCCTGACATTATTTTTTACCTCTAGGTTTTTTTGCTGTCATAGCTGAACGTTTAAAGTTTGCAGCTGTAGGTGCTCCTTTAGATCCAGGCTTACGCATTGTTTCTTTAGAGCCTGATGCTATTCTTTTTCTTTTTGCATGTATGTTTGCATAGAGTCCACGTTTAGCGGGCATACTTCTTTCCTCCTTTTCCTTTTTTAGATCCGCAAGATCCTTTACGTTTTTGTGTCATTTAACATTTCCATTTACGTAGGGCAAGTGCCTTACGAGTAGGCTTGTCATTTTTTTTCATTGGTCCTTTGACTCCACTCATCCGAGCACAGAAAGATTTTTTGCGAGGACCACCTTCAGGCTGTGGAGCCTTCAGGTTTGATCCAGTTGCATTGTTATATTTTTTTCTGCCTTTAGCAGTAAGCCCTCCGCTACGCGATTTGTGCTTGCCTATCTTCAGGCTTACGTTTTTTGACATTATCCTATTGTCGGTGCTGTTAGTGCTACTTCTGTTGACTCGCTTGAAGCTAAGTCAAGTGGGAAGTTGTGTGCATTTCTTTCGTGCATTACTTCCATACCTAA